TGGATGGCTGGTAGGTTCGAGGCTATCCGCCTCTATGTCAATGACGCACTCCATTGTCATCTGCATCCTTGTAGGTCTTTGCCTTGCCAGTCTCGGCTTCATCCGGATATACGGCACTGTTCATGTCGGGTGCCTTGTAGTTTGGACCCTTCATGACCTTGCCATCTTCCCTGTAGATGGGCTTTCCGTCTGCACCGAGCTTGCTGAGGTTTGAATTATGGACCTCATCGAAGCAAACGTCAAGGTTCAATCCCAATGCATGGCCAGTTCCATAGACGACGTACAGGATATCCACCAACTCCTTCGCGATCTTAGCGAGGTTGGTTACATGTACGTTACTGTCGCTTGAGTACAGTTGCGAGTATGGGTTCAGTTCATCGAACAGTTCTTGTGTTTCTTCCGCGATAAGCTCTGCTCGTAGTTCAATTGTCCGTACCGATACAGGATGTCGAGCATTCTTCACTTCCCTGACTTCCTGCCCCATAGCGGACATGAACTCTCCGACTTTCTTGAAGTTTGATTTTGGTCGTGAGAGATCTGGGACATGATTGAAGTAGCTTTCTTCAAGGTCGGTGATATCGACCTCGTCGTTCCAGAAGCGCAGCAGAAGGCTGTCTTGATTTGAAAGGCTGTCTAGTGGATAGCCGTTCTTTTCAAGCCAGCCACGCACATCGTATAGGGCGATTGGACTGATCATCTTTGGGAAGCCGTAACGCCAGCCCTCCATTGGATCGACGTATGTAACCAGAACCTTGTGTTCTGGCTTTGGCTTCTTCTTCTTCTTCTGTGAAGTCATGGCATAACCTTTGCAACGAACATGATGATACCGACAAAGAAACTTACAAAGCCGGTGAAGAATACAAGAATAGCTGAGACCTCCCAGATTGTATAGGAGTTACTGTCTAGTGGCTCAAGAAGCTTGAGGCTGATCCAGCCTGCAAGAAGAAGAGCTATGCCCAATGCCGTCATAGGTCAGGTCCTCCGTTGCTTGATCCAGATTGAGTGTCACTGTCTCCGAGATTTTCTACCTCATGAAGACGGCCAGTTTCCTTGTTGAAGAACAGGTGGCAGGCGATGCCAGTCTCGCCAGCGTAGCGGTTCTTGAGGACTCGAATGGTCGTCGTGTTGGCTACGTTGGGATCGTCTGCCTGCTGGTCACGTTCCATTGCGATAACTGCGTCGGAAAGCTGGGCGATGCTCTGGGAGCCTCGAAGATGGGCGAGGGATACTTCCTTGCCGTCCTCGTGACCGCTGTCGGCACCAGTCCTGCGGAGATGGGAGACAAGCAGAAGCGCACAATTGGTCTCCTCCACAAGCGAACGCAGCTTGGTCATGAGGATGTCGATGTTGCGTCGCTCGTCCATGCCCTCAAGGCCAGATACGAGAATGGACAGATGGTCAAGGAAGATCCACTTGCAGTCAAGGGCCTTGATCATGTAGCGCACACGGGCAAGGATCTCCTCAGTGCCGAGAGACCCAAAGTGATCAAAGGCAAAGAACCTGCCGGTGCCGACTGTAGACTTGTACCACTTGTCCATCTCGACTCGTGGATACCGCTCGCGTACCTCTCGAATGTACAAACGAGAGTTAGCCTCCACCGACATCAGGTGGAAGATGGTGGATCGGACGTTCTCCTCAAGCGACAGGACACCGATGTTCTCCTTCGTGTTGTTGAGGACATGGTGCATGAGTTCGCGCATGACTGATGATTTGCCGGTGCCGGTGCCAGCAGTCAGGGTGACAAGCTCACCAGTGCGAATGCCATAGAGTTTCTCGTTGAGACCGGCAAACGGATAGAGGCAGGTCTGCTGCTGGCCTTCGTCGTACAAGGCCTCGCCATAGTCCTTGAGGTTGATGATGCCTGCCGGTGTATAGACACGAGCATCCCACCAAGCACGAACGAACTCCTCGCGACGCCCGTTCTTGATGTACTCGTTGGCGTCCTTGAGGGACATGTTGATGATCTTGCACTTGTTAGGCTCGAAGATCTCGGCAACAGCAACAGCAGCCTTCTTGCCATGCTCGTCATTGTCGAAGCAGATGACGATGTTCTCGTAGCTGTTGAGGAAGTTGTAGCTGGCCTTGCAGTTGCGAACGGCAGACTGGGCACCGTCCTTGATGGAGACTACAGGCCACTTGCTTCCGAGCATCTCGTATGCGGAGAGAGCATCAAGCTCGCCCTCGCACAGCGTGACATACTTGCCGCCACCATTGAACATGTGCTCGCCAAATAGGCCAGCACGACCAAGAGAACCCATTGGCTGCGCTTGGAACTCCTTTGTCTCGACAACTCGGATCTTGTTGGAGACATGGGCTCCGTTCTTGTCGTGATACGGATACAGATGCTTGAGAACCTTGCCGGATGCGTCTGACACGACGCGCACTCCGTACTTCTCGCATGTATCCTTGCTGATCGCACGATCCTTGAGGGCTGTGAAGTAGCCCATCAGGAGTGGCTTCTGCTCTCCACCCCCACCGTTGCTGGAGGCCGAGTGCTGGGTGTCGTTATTGGACATGCGTCGGTATCCTTCATTGTCTGAGTCGTCGGTTGAGGGATAATACTGGTTGTGGACAAAGCAATAGGAGTGACCGTCAGAGAACAGGACAAGACCGTCGCTGCTGCCGCAGTGATCGCATGGTCCTCTGCTGACTGGTCTGCTTCCGTTGCCTTGATCGCTATGGGTAGCGGAGAAGCGAGACATTTGGAATGAATGCTCCTTTGATTAGAGAGCCTCACATGCAAGATAGCCAGCAACTTGGCCAGTTCGCGTGTCTGAGATCTTAAGGCATATTGCCTCATCATCAGTAATGGATATGTCGTAGCCAAGATGATTTATGAGGATTGTCCTTGATGTTATCAGATCGACCAGATCTTCGATGTCATCGGACTCCTCAACGACAGTGCCTTGGCTGTCGTCAGGTTCCTTTAACATCATTAGTCTGAATCCATTCTGCATGTTGGGTTATCCCTTTCGTGTATGTGTATATCGTTAGTCCTTGTCCTCGAAGGAGGCATCAAGGATCTCATTCAAGAATGATTCATTCTGTAGCATGAACTCCTCAGCCTCCGTTGCTGCATATCTCTTGGCAAGCTTCGGACTATAGCCCTCATCGATATACTGACGATAGAGTTCCCTGTATACCTTTCTTTTCTCCCTACTGAGAAAGTCGAAGTCGCTTGGCATTTTTATTACTTACGCTTGGTGCCCTGCCCCTTGTACTTCTTCGTGTTCTTTCGAAGAGACTTGTTCTTGGGGCGGCTGTTCGGAGACTTTCCAATACTGGTGCGTAGATGCGTCTTGCTGATGACCTTCTTGCCACCTTGCTTCAGTCGTGTGTTGGAGCCACTAGCTTCTTTCTTCGCCATGTCAGTTGTTGTCCTCTATTTCCTTGGCTGGGTCAAACATTGTATCAACCAGCCGCTTGATCTTGGTTGCAATTTCTCGGTGTTCGATCTGAGTAGACGGATCAGTACGGACTTCAATGTAGTGAAGCCAGCTACGAAGGCTACCCTTCATGTACAGGCGAGAGGGCGTCATGCCCTCCGGCAGTATAGCACGGGCAACCTCCTTCGCAATACCTGCATCAAGAGCCTGCTTGTAGTAGCTGCGGGTTATCCGGTCAACATCTTCCTGCATCTTGAACCAGAGAGCTTGTACGCTATCGTCGTTGGTCGGGATGCTGTTCTGCCTGTTCTTCTTGTCCTGTAGTCGGGCATCTCGGAAGATAGTATCCATTGCCATTAGGGATGGATCTGCGTATCGCTGTGAGAACTCTTGGAACGAGAAGCTGCGATGACGTAGTAGCTGGCGAGCGATATCCCTGCTTGTGGTGATCTCGAACGTGAGATCGACCATCTCAAGCGGAGACCAATGCTTGTGGTCGATAAGGTACTGTAGGAGCTTTCCGTAGGTCTTGTTGTTGGTCTGGTTCTGTGGGTTGCTGACACGGGCGCAGTACGCAATGATCTCGGAGAATGATCCAATACCCTTTCGGAAGGATGGGACGGACGGAGCCGTGTAAGACACAAGATCTACGGTGCTATTCATCGGCAGTCATCCTTCTCGACAACAATGAGGCCAGCTTCGCTGATTGCCTCAAGAACCATCGTGACATCCCTTACCCACATGTCAGCCTCGCTCTCGGAGATCAGGTTCCATTCCCTGTATGGGAAGTCCATCTTGACCCAAGCACGGGCAATGCGTTCAGCAAACTTGGTATCGCACGTTGAAGTCGTCATGGGGAATAGGTCCTCCATTGGTTGATGTCTACAGTGTAGTAGACGTTTCGAATTCCAAACTCCGATATGCAACGGCTGCAACCTTCGCAAGGCTTTGCCATAGCATACACATACTCGCCACCATACTCAAGACGCTTGATGCGGGCGACAAACATATCGCACTTGCGAAAGTCGTCAAGGTCGATGACGCGAAGTGCGTTCTTCACTGCTGATACTTCAGCATGGAGATAGATCGAGTCAGGGTTCTTCTTGAATCTATCCTGTATGGGGTCTGTCTTGTAGCGATTGACGCCAAAGGCAACGATCTTCTTCTTGTACAGGATGGACGCAGCAACCCTGTAGGATCGCACGGGATTTGCAATATCCAAAGCTGCTCGCTTGAGGATATTGAAGTTCCTATCGATGTATTCTTCTATGTTCATGGTATAAATCACTCATAGAACATGTGGTTGCCAATCTGGCGGACAAACGTTCTGGATGCGGTCCAGTAGGGATTGACTGAAGTGTTGTGAAACATTGTTGCTTTTGAGAGTCCAATCGGGACAGAACCTTTCAATGCAACAAAAGCAGCGTACTCGGAATACTTTCGGTCGATTGCGTTGAACATGTAGCGGTAGCGACTGTTAGGATTGCAGTAGTAGCTGAACTGGCAGGCAATACTTCCATCGCTCCTCTTGCTTGTCGCATGGACGACAGAACAGATCGATGTTGGCTTGTCGCTATACTCGACCCTGTTGATTATGACTATCGCTACTGCGATCTTCCCCTCAAGACTTTCACCCCTAGCCTCAAAGTAGACAGCCTCTACCAGACACTTGAAGTCATTGGTAGAGGCTGCTTGAGTTGCTCCTGCATTCGCACTAGTGAGAACTAGAAGGGACAGGAGAGAGTGTCGCAGTAGTAGCTTAGAAGCGACCCTCCCTGTAGTTCTTGCGATATAGTGGATCACTCTTCCACTCCTCTTTTGCATTGAGGAAATCGTTGATCTTGTAGATGCTGATATCCTCAGCTCTCCTTGCATTGCTGCAACCAACGACGTAGTCCTTCAGATACTGAGGCATCTGCTTGTGGTCAGTGAACTTGTACTTGTCCATTTTTATTCATTATTCTCTTTGGTTAATTCTACATAGTCATCGATCTTGTCTACAATGAGGCCAAGCCACCATAGTACAACAAGACAATAATACTGAATCCCATACTCTGCAATGTATTTGTAGAGGTCGATGATGCAGTAGGCTAGCGTGAAGTGAAATCCAATAGTCAAGATTATCAGAAGGCTTCTAACCATGCGTCCCACCCATTCCTTTCATGAGGATATTCTTTCTTAGTTCTGATATCTCGTTGATGAGAACAGAAGCCTTCCTTGAATTGGATGTTGAAAGAGAGCCAGAAAGAAGAAGCATTGATAGAAGCTCTGAGACTTCATCCAAAGTCTTTATCAGGTTGATATCTTCAATGTTCATCTTTATGACAATCTTTAAAGGAACACACTAGTGAGAACTAGATAGTAGGTGGCTTTCGATGTTCAAGGACTTTACCCTACCATAGAAGTATTAAAGTTTTGTGACAATAAGGAAGGGTGACTTATAGGTGGATTGGCAGGGCAGGAGGGATTCGAACCCCCATGAATCCAATTACGGTACTACGGATTAGAAGACCGAGCCGGTACTGCCCCAACCAACATATACAAGATGTAGTCACTTGCTCTGCTTGTTACGCCAGATGATGAGTTCGTTATTCGCCTGCCACATATCTCCATTGCTCAGGAGACATGCGATGCCGTTGCTGACACCAACAGATGTCCAGCTACGGTTAGGGTCCTGCCTGACGTACAGGACATAGCTCACGGTTGGAGCCATCGTGATGATCAGTGGATCTTCGTTGTACTCTTCCTTCAGGAACTTGTTCATCTCGGCTACAGGCAGACACGGCAGATTTGTATTCTGCATCTTTGCGTCTGCGGAGAAAGATGCTGCAAGACATGCGGCGAATGCAGCATTCCTCAGCGGTGCAGTCCGATTAGATGGCATAGCCCTTCTTCCCCTTTCGCCAGCCCCTGTTCTTCGTTGGGGACTGGACCGTCAGGTTGGTTCGCAGATTGCTTCCACCCTTCTTGAGGGCAACCTTGTGGGCGACATCCTTGCCATCACCCTTGCTGACCACTCCAGCCTTCTCCAGAAGCCTTCTGGCCTTGTTGCGTGTTGACCTATTCTTGATCTGGGATGGCTTCCCTTGATACTCGCGATACTCTTTTGCGTAGTCACGCTTTGGCATTCTGTTCAACTCCCTTTTTGTAGATCTCGTCTTCCTTTCCGTGCCTCAGACGCTGCCAAGCAACTGGAAAGACAGAGATCGTCTTGTTCGTGGCGCTCTTGAGACCAATGGCAACAAGAGACGGCATCCATCCACCAACACGATCAGACCACTTGATGCTGTGGATTCCAGCATATTCCTTGTCACTCTCGTATACAAGCTTGGCAATGATGACCGTGCCATTCTTTGGAGCACTGTCCATTGAATACCACTTGCCTGTCTCGATCAGGTTTCCATTCTGGTCATGGATTGGATCGTCAAAGATAGACATTGGAAGATATCTCCCCTCAGTTGTCTTCGTTAAGGACAGTCGTGTTGGCAATGGCACACACGGCCTTGATATCGCTCAGAAGCCACTCCGGAATGTCGTGCTTGTACAGGTTGTCAAAGCACTTCACGCATAGCTGGATGATTGCCTTGCGACGCCGGAGTTCGGCTTCCAATTTGGAGATATTGGGCTTCATGTCATCGACGGCACGAAGATACATTGTCATCTCGTCGGTCTTGTACATCTTTGAGCAATCTCCTATTAAGTCCACTTGGATCAATTCCTAATTGGTCATTCACCTCTGGAAGAAGTCTACCACACGATGACTTACTACGTCAATGACACGTACTAAGGTGTATCGTTCATTGACTTGATTCTTAGCATACATTCGTGCCTCGTCAAGATCTTCAAAGTAGATGTTCTCGTCAGTCCAAGGATGGGTAGTGCCATAGCAGGTACCGTCAGCGTCTTGAAGTTCAACCACAAACTCACGATCAATATAATTTTCCATCACTTCACTCCAAAATGTTCTTCAATGATAGTTGGCTAGACAGATATCGAACAATATCTGCCCAGCCATCCATCCCAATAGCGAAGTTACGCAGCAGCCAGAGACTGGCAGTTGTTACGATTTAGGAACTCGATCCACAGGTCAGACTCAAGCCACTTGTTGACCTGCTCCTGACGCTTGACCATCACGCTATCGTCACCACCACGAGTTACGCGGAAGATCTCATCGTTGTGCGATGCGTAGTGGGTCATGGCAGACATGACGGAGAACACGTTGCCACCACGCTCAATTGCCTCGCGAGCATACTGTCCATACAGCTTGTCAGCAATGCTCTCCCTGTTGCGCTCCTTCGCACGGTCGGTGTTGTGTCCGGTCAGCTTCTTGAACAGGGTGAGGACGCTCTCACGATCAACGATCTTGGCATCAGCATAGATCTGATACTGCTCGATCACTCCATTGAAACGCTTGAGAGTGTTCTCGAAGGCATGGATGAAGCCCGTCGTGTTAAACCCACTAGTGTGACGGCGACGGGTAACGTCGTAGCTGCCGGTGATGTTGCCATTGAGGCAGAAGAAGTCGATGATGCCGCTGTACATGACGACAGACGCGGAGCCATCGAACGTGTTCTTGAGCATGAACGTAAGCCCAAAAGTCGAACGATGTCCGGTGCCAGTAGTCACTGTTGCATTGACCTTTGGCAGCACATACTCGGCCAAGCAGGTTGCACCGTTACGGGACACGACATCACGAACCTTGATGTCTTCGACTACGGACGGGTCGAAGAAGTTGAGAAGTTGGTCCTGTAGCGGAAGCAGGATCTCCTGATTCTCGACAACACGATACGAGTCGGACACTACGGAGAGATACTTGCCTCCGGTCGTATCGTTGGGAGAGTGGCGAAGAAGCATCTTCTTGTCCTCGGCCATCGTTCCGGTGATGGACGAGACGACTGGTTCGCTTGTCACGTTGAAGAGGATCTCCCTGTCAAGGTTGAAGTCAGCTCCGGTTAGATCTCGGTCGGTGTAAAGATAGACGTTAGCACCCGCGAACTTGCCAGCGATGTCACGAATACGAGCCATTGTAAGTCACTCCTTCTTTCCGGTTGAAAAGTCGATCTGCTTCTCGTTGAGAAGCTCGCAGATCCTCTCTGCGATTGTGTCTCGTGTACGCTCGGAGCACTCCACACGCACGATCACAAGCATCTGCTTGTTGTTGCGGAAGATGGAGCCTCCTATGTTCTTGAACGTGTTTCTCTTTTCCTTCATTTCATCTCCATTACTTAAAGACAAGACGCCTGCGGGCGTCGCTGACCGACGAGAAGAATTCCAAATGGTTGCCATCGATGTCAAGGATATCGACGCCAGTTGGAGTTGCGTAGTCAGCGGCTACCATATAGCGGATGCCGTAGATGGAGTCAAGATCCCTCTGAAGGGACTCAACCGCAAGGTCTAGAATGTCAGATGTAGCGTTGTTCATCTATTTGCTCTCCCTTTCATTGAGATCTTGAAGAATCTTGTCGAGTTCCCTTTGAACCCTTCGAGCGTCCTCAAGCACTGCTTCCAAGACATCAGTTTTGGAAATGCAGGCCATGATGTTGGAAACCTCATCATCATCCCCATCCCCGCTATCGTTCCATTCGATTGACTTCAATGCCTCCGCAACAAGAAAGATATGCTTGCGGAACGCCTTTCGCTCTGGGGAATAGGTATCGAATCTAGCATCCTCAAGCCTAGCGTACAGATATTCCATGCTTCCGCCGCTCATTTCTTCTTCCTCCCTCGGTATCTATTGATTGCCAAATCTCCGTATTTTGTCCCAAGTTCCCATCCTTCATCCCAAGCTGAGGCCATGCGGCGGCGGATGAGCCGGTCGATGCGAGCAGCAAGACTTATTTCGTCATACCCGCAATGGAGAATCGACGTTGATATGCGCTCGCCATCGGTCATGCGGCGGCGGCGGGTCACGGCATTATTGCTCATTAGTAAACCTCCTCAATAGAGACCGTATGTCCAAGATATTCTAGCAATGCCTTGATGCCTTTTGTTCCCATATCTTCGTCATTATGGTCCCAACCGAATCGTTTGCCATCCACCTTAACTGCCCAGCCATCGCAGTATTGTTCAATCTCAATGTCTTTGGTCATGCGGCGGGTCATGGCTTGCCCTCCAGCGCATTGCGCGCAATCGTCCACGGGTCGTCAGCAAATGGCCCCTGTAGTGCGATCCGATACAGAGCCATGTGCATCTTCTCGTTCTCCGCGCGCAGCTTCACGATCTCGTTTCGCTGAGCGATCAGGGCTGCCACGACGAAAAGGGTGGCTGCTACCGCAAAGAGGCGGGTCATGGCTTGCCCTCCAGCGCACGCTTAACAAGTGACCTGTTGTCGGCTTTCACGCGCGCAATCACCTCGCGCAGCCGATCCGCCCGCTCGACCTCC